TCGTTGTATCGACCTACTTCATTACGAAGCGTGTCCATTTTATACATTCGATTATTTTTATTTACAGTATCACCGACAAGAAAAGTACCTTCTATATAAAGATTCTTTTTTCCATCAGACTCTTCTATAAGAGTTTTTACCTCTGTAAATGTTGTTTCTGATATAAGTTTCATTAGACTCTCTCTGATGAGTTAATTAGTGCTGGATCATAATTAGCTACTTTAGAAACCTGTAACATTACAGTACCGCCCGTAGCAATCGTGACCTGAAAAAATTGTGAACCAACAACTGCTGATCCAGTATTTGCTATAGGTGAAAAATCTTCAGCAAAATTAATTTGACCAGTGCTGTGCAATTCAACTACGTCCTGTCCACTTGAACGAATCATTATACTACCGTTCGTAGACCATGCACATTTTTGTATTGCAAAACCTGTTATTTTTTCTTTATCAACACCTTGAGTTGCAAATGTGTTTTGCACGTTAATATTTGCAGTACCAATTCCATGAATCCTAATCGTGGATGGTCCTCTTACTCTATTAGTTGTTTCAAATGCTATAGCCATTTTTTTACCTTAGTCCTAGTGATGCCCGCCTTCTCATTGATAACTTTCTCTTCAACATTGAACGGCGGAGTTTAGCTCTTCTTGTCGTTTTCCAAGACCTTTTTAAAAGTCTTGCTTTTTTAATTCTTGCTGTAGCGGTAATTCTTTTTACTTGACCGCCTTTACCTGTAGCCGCATAACCTTTGACTCCAGACCTAATTCTATTTCTCTGTACTACTATCTTACCTTTAGAATCTCTACGAATACGCCTTCTTATTTTTTTTACTCGCCCAATTTTCATAATATTTTGAGCTCTTGATATTTCAGTTAGATAACCTAAAAGATAATCTAAATTCATTTCATAGCCTTAAAAGCAAAATCAGCTGCCTTCTTTAAATGGGCTGGGCTTTTATGAACCATGGCAGATAATTTCTTTTTGTTCTCATCATTTACTTTTCCATGAACAGCTGTAATTGCAGATGCAGTAAAATGGTCAACACCCATTGTCTGACCATTTTCAAACTTTACACTTTTTTTAGCTTTATTTTTAGTAATGTCATGTAAATGATCCATGACTTGTTTACCTTCTTCTAAATAGTCTGTAAATGAAATCATTTCTTCTTCTGCCTGTATAATATTTTCCATACCTTTTCCATAAGGTATGGAAACATACTTATCTAAGTTTTTATTATAATACATGGCAACCTTCATACCACCTGGATATGGTCTAATTGCCTTTCTTTTAAAAACAAGAACAAATGGTGGATCTTTTATTTGTGATGTATCTTCTTGTACATCTTCCGCATCTTGTTCTGGATCATCACCAACAGAAGGTGCTCTATCACCAACCTTAACACGGTGTGCTCTTATCTTTTTCATTTTGCCATCGGAACCCACAACCATTTTAAAGTCGGCCGTATTTTTCATACGAGCGACACCTTGTAATTCTGTTATGAAATTTTTTAAATCTTTCATTCTTCTTCCGTTGGTTCCTCTTCGTACTCTATCTCTGAGTCATCTAACTCAGCTTCTGGTTCATCAGCACTTGCCTCAATTTCTTCACCATCTTCATTTTCAACTTCTTGTTCTTCGCCATTGTTAAACAATGCAGAAGATATTTCTTGTTTGCGAGCATCTAAAGCATCAGCTGTTTTAGCACCAATCATTGATTGTAATTGTTCTCTAGCTGTTGTTGCTTGACCTCCAACAACTTGGTCTATGAAATCATTTAAATCTGCCATAATATTCCTTTCATCTTCTATTTAGTATTGCTTCTTCACTTTTTTGTATAATCTTTAGTATGGATTCTGCTTTTAACCCTCTTGCTGTGTCCACGTTATCAGAGTTATTAGGTTGTGGTGCAGGTTGATCAATACCTTCTTGACCATCAACTTCTGGTTGCGTTACAACTGGTCCTTCTTGTTTCATTTCTTTATTCATCAACTCTATCTCTTCATCAGACATTTGTAAAACATTTTTCTTTACCCAGTCTGTTGAATAGTAACGACCAATATATGGGTCAACGGTATTAAGAAGATTAACTCTTTCACGGAGTAATTCAGCTTCACGCATTTCAGAAAAGTTATTATCTTTCTTAAAATCATAATAGATAACTTCTCTAGCAGCATCCCATTCATCTGTACTCATTATACCTTTGAGTGATAGTTGAACTCTTAAAGCATGATCAAAAATTTGTGCGAATTTATTTCTTAATCTTATAATAAACTTATTAAACTTGACCTCATCTCTTGTAACTTCTGATACTCTACCTAAACCAATCATACCACCTTGTTGTGGTTCTAAACGAGAGATAGGCACATTAAGTGATTGTAAAAGTTTCTTTTGAAAATACTTAACATCTTCTAACTCACCTAAGTTAGCGCCAGCTGGTAGTGTTGTAATCTCTGTACCTTTACCACCTTCTCTTCTTGGTAACCAAAAGTCCTCTAACATGGACTTATGTTTGCGGTCATCTCTAAGTTCACCTGTTTCAGCATCATAAACCATTTTGTTACGATACTTAACCATTACATCACGCAAGTATTGTTCTGCCTTACCTTTTGGTAAGTTACCTACGTCAATGTAAAATATTCTTCTTTCAGGTGCCCTTGATAAACGATAGATAACAATTGCATCTTCTATCATTCTTAACTGATTTAAAGGCTTAATCGCCTTATGTAGATAAGAAATCACAAATGTATTCTTTGCATCCATTTGACCAGATGAACAATATACAACTGCATCTGTAGCTATACGAACACCAGAGTTTACATTCGCTGAATATGTTTGTGTTGTTGTACCCTTGTCGTTGTAGACATAGTATTCACCAATTGACTTGATGACTTGAGCACCAGTCTTTGGGTCTCTTTCTTTTACAATCTCACGAACTTTCCTTATTTTTCGTGGATCAATATATCTTAATTCTTGAATACCCTCTTTAGGATTATTTTCATTTACAACAATATGAAAGTATAATCTACCATCTATATACCATCTCTTGAATAAATCATCAGCTAAGTTGCCATAGTTTAACATATGTTTAATGTTGTTAAACTCGTCCATGATTTTTTTCTTAATACTTTCAGGTTGTTTCAAATTATCAAGATTGATGTCTACTGATTTACCATCAACATCATGTGTTATAGCTTCATTGACTATATCGTCAATCGCCATATCTAACTCAGGGTGATTTGCCATCTCACGGTATCTTGTGATTAACTCAAGTTCGTTGCGAACTGAGCCTTCTAAATCAACATATGTCCCGTAGTAAGCATTGTTTGTTACGGTAACGGCACCATCATCAAGTGCCTCGTTTGGTAAAGCAAAGGAACTCTGTCCTTTTGGTGGTTCCTTTGCTTGTTCTTTTTTACCTAAAGTAAAGCCAAATAACTTTATAGCCATAAAATATCCATCCTATATTTAGAGAGCACGCTCTCGTTAAACCACACCAGTTTCTTCGGATTCCCACCATTGATATGCCATTGTGATAGTAAATTCCTCAATTTGATCATTCGCACCCCAATCTACATCTATTGGAGATAGGTCGTATGGGTAAATCCCAATAAACTTGTATTTCTTCAATTCATCACCGGTTTTCCCGAACTGTGTAACTTTGGCGTCAACTGAATAACCTAGAGGCGCTAATGCCGCTGGGTTTCTTACATTTAAACTATGTGAATTAAGGCCGTTCATCCATCTTTCCATTGCGTTACGAACTGAAAAGTCCTCATCATTGATGATTGTTACAGTCCAATCAGCAAAAGTTCTGTTACCCATAAACTTTAATTCACGACCAAAATATGTAATAGGTACAATACCAAGAGTAGCTCCTGGTAGTTGTGCTGTTCTACACATAAAAGTCATTTTTGTTTGGGCATTTCCTGGTGCTGAAAACGATGGAAATGGCATCTCAACCTCAAACAGATTAGGGCGGGCGCCATCGCCGACCATCTGTGTTCTAAATTCGTTTACATTAAAAGCCATTTAATTTTCTCCTGTGTTATCCTTTATTTAGAAGCGTCCTACAACCTCTTCAAACGAAACTCCTGTTCTTACTGCTACAAAGTTAAGTTGTATGAAGTTAATTGATCTTGCAGGTTTGATGTAAATATCACCTACAAACTCATTACGGTCAATTACTTCGCCTGTATTATTTGTATCATCACAAACAACTCTAAAGTCTGTAATACCACGGCGACCTTGGACATCTCTCAAGAATGGCTCTACAAGAGCAACGAATTGTGATCTCGTAAACT